CTTCCAGTGCTTCAGTATCCGCAAGTGCCATTTGTAGGTGGTTGATCTGCGCGGCTTGCTCCATCTTCCCGGCCAATTCTGCATACTCGTAGCTTTCGAGCCACTGCCTTTGCACAGACTCAACGTCGCCTGATGGGCATTTGTCATATAGCCACTTTTCAAATGCAGCCTGTTCTATGTCTTCACTGGCCTCCCGCTTCCCGGCCTCGTAGGCTTCGGAGAGTTGGTCTTCAGTGTGGAGGGGAACAGCTTTCCAGCCAACTTGCTTATCCCATTGATCGAGGTTCTGGCAGGCTTCGGTTTTCGTAATCTCTGTTAAGTGCAGATGCCCGTCTGGATCGGACTGAACAAAGGCAATTGGCTCGAATTTCGGCATTGTCATTTTAGTCCTTTCGGTGCGTAGAGTGGAATTGAATATACCGAATCTTTGCCAACCACTACACCGGTCCATACATTCTTCACGGCATCGGTAATAACGTCAGCCTCTGGGCGATTCTCGTGAAGCCAAGCAACCGGCTCCCCAATCCACGCCTTGAGCGCCGAGTCGTCTGGCTGAATGGCGAGTGCGTCATGCAAGTCCCCGGACCCATACCCGTGGGCGGATATTGCGGACTGAAGCGCCGCGTCTTTACTCTTGATCGCGGCGAGGGCAGCGGCGAGTTGCTGTTGTAGAGAGTCGATTAGTATCCCGGCAGAGGCAAGGTCTGAATCATATCCATCAAACGAAGCATTTGGTCCGTAGTGGTTCTGGCTATGATCGCGGCTCATTCTACTTTCTCCTTTGACTCTGTAGATAACATCCTCCGTGCGTCCTCCGCATGTCGCTCAAAATCCGAATGTCGTGTCGAGTACAGGGCGTCTTTCTTTTTTGCAAATGCCTCGTGGATCGAACCACACACCTCCCCTTCCAAGTCGCCAGCGGGGAAGCGTTTCCAGTGGCGAAGAACAGACTGGTTTTCGTCGCGCCAGTGCAATTCGCCATCGATCAAGAAGCATTCCATTTTGACCTTGCGGGTCTTCGGCTCCCCTGCGCGGTAGAGTGGCATACAGCACTTTTCTTCTGGGCAATGACCTAACCCCTCCGCACCGTGGTCTATTGCGTACTGACAGCGACCGTCGTCACGACAAGGCTCCGCATGGCACAGGATCATATCCTTGAGGTCAGCTGTGGCGGCGAGTGCTTCTCTGGCTGCGTCCCAGCCTTCAAGGCTTGCTAGTCCTGCACGGCGCTCTGTGACCAATCTTTCAAGCGCCACCCGCAACATCACCTCGCACTTCTGGCTGTCGGCAAGTTGCTGACGCAGGGATTCTTGCCCACCATTGAACGCAGCCCTACGAAGCGCATCACTATCGGCGTATTTCCAATCTTCGTGTTCGGCGATGAATTCCAACCACCATTGTTCATAGGTCATCACAGCACCCACTGAACAGCGACGAACAGTCCGACAGCCAAAACGAGGTAGACCAAAATCCACTTCCAACTTGGAACCTCGGACGGCACCGACAGCGGAATGCGCGGGTTCGGGTCACGATCCACCGTGCGGCTGAAGGGGATCACCGTGCCAACCTTCTGGCAAATCTGCGGCGACAAGTGGGACGGAACACTGTCCCAGTCACGTTCAATTTTCCTCTGCTGCCACTTACCATAGGCGATGTCTTCGTCTTTGATGTTCATTTTGCGACCCTCCATTCCCAACCCCTGTGATGGTTATAGGTGCCGCCAACTGGACGGCGCTCCAGAATGCCGAGTTCGACGTAGCGCACCAACTGTTTGAAGATCGACATGCGACCCATCCCGAGGCGTTCGGCAATCTCAACCGTCTTGCGCCATTCGCTGCCGATGGCGTTGCAGTATTTGGCGACCGCCTTTGAATGGCGAGCCTCATGCATCACAGTCGGATCGCGCCACTTGTTGTTCTTCTCGCGTGGATGCGCCGGCAGCGGCTTCACGTCCATCGAGAGCATCTGTGCGAAGTTCATTCTGGCACCTTCACAATCAAGTCCAGATGGGGCTGGCGAATCCAACTCTGAAGAACAGACATATATTCGCTGCGCCAGTGTAGCTCGCCGTCAATTAAGAGGCATTCCATCTTGATCTCTTTCATCACTAGCTGGATTGGCTTTCCGCCAACGGCTTCACGATATTCGTTTGCAAACCTGTGGCCTATCTTATCCACATCAAGGTTGATCGAATATGCGTAGCCCTTTCCAACGCGGAAGTGCGCCCACAATCCATCTGCTGAATTCTGTAGCTGCACAACTTCCGTTACAGGAAGGTCAACAGTAAGCACCGGCTGGCGAGGGCGACCACGGTATGCTATCCCACCATTCCATGTGGCTTGTTCCCAAAACTTCCACGGACAGTATTTATCGTTGCCGGGATCGGTTTGTATTTCAATCTCCCAGCCATCAGCCTGAGCCTTGGCTACATCTTGCAGGGTTGGTAGGTCAATCCAGTTTTCAGTTGTCATTTCGCCTTCCATCCGTATTTGACTTCCAGCAGCATCAGCACCGGCTTCGGTATCGTGCGACCATTTTCATAGCGGCTTCCGCCCGACTGTGTGGTGCCGAGGGACGCCCAGAACTCGGTCTGATTCATCTTGATCGATTTGCGAAGTTCAAGAACTGTTTTCGGTTTGCTCATTGCGGTTCTCCTTTTGACCAGCGTTTAAGAATGCTTCGGTTGTTCTTCCCTGCGTGCTGGCTGTCGCTGGCCGATACCGACACGACGAGAATCTTCTTGCCAGCCGGTGTGTCGAGGAACAGTTTGTAGTGCTTCACCTTCTCAACACGTTCCAGCTTGATGTTCGGGAAAGACGCAATCAGCTTGAGCACTTCACGTTCGATTCTCACAGCAGGGTTCCCCCTTCAATCAACAGTTGGCGTTCGCGCTTCGCCCGCAGCTTGGTGTAACGCTGATGCAGGCGACCAATGACGTTCTTGCGCTTGTAGGTGCTGACCTCGAAGTTAATGCTTTCACGAAGGCTTTCTTCGTCCATTTCGCCGACCTGCGCAATGAGTTGCTTCCAGCTTTCAAACACGACAATCATGGTTTCTCCTATTTGTATTGGGTAAGTGTCTGTACTATACCCCACGAATATTTACAACGCAACACTTTTATTTACGATGCTCACGATATTTTTTGATTGCGTTCCGCAGCCCCTTCTGCGTGTCGTCTTTCGACGCCAGCGTGAGGCTCTGCACGTGGTCCAGCGTATCGGCGCAGAGGATACGGTGGCAGATGACCGGCGCGCCCTGCCCCTGCCGCCTGATACGGGCGTTGAACTGGTCGTAGAGGTCGAGCGACCAGTTCAGGCCGAACCAGACAAGGATATGTCCGGCCTTCTGTAGCCCGTCCACGCCGTGACCCATCGAGGCGGGATGGCCAATCATCAGAAGGCAGTCGCCTGTCGTCCAGCGGCGCATGGCCTCGTTGAGCGACCGTTCTGATTTGCAGTCGGTCAGGTTGATTGGCCGCAGCTTGTGGAACTTCTGCATGATCCGCTCGGCATCGCTGCGGTAGGCATAACTGCACAGCACCTGTTGTCCGTTCGCCTCTTCAATGATCTCCTCCAGCGCGTCCAGCTTGAGGTCGTGCAGCGGCTCCCACATCGGCATCCCTGCCAGCGGATAGACGGCACCGTTGGAGAACTGCAAGCACTTGTTCATCAGCGAGGCCTGATTGAACAGTTCGATTTCTGCCCCGCTATCGAGGCGGATGAAGAACTCCTTCTCCATCCGATCGTACATCTCGCGCAGGTCAGCGGACAGTTCAACAGTCACGTCGTTGATGAGGATGTCCGGCAGCGGGTTGTAGTCTTCGGCGCTCATCTCCAGCGTCATATCGCCGATGAGGTTCTTCATCGCCTCTTCGGTGTCCTTGTACGGCACCTTCTTGAACCCGCCTTCCGACTTGTACCAGCGCCCTTCAAACTGTGTTTTGGACGTGCCAAGTCGCGCGCCATCGTCGAGAACGAGGTACTGCCCGTGCAAGTCCTTGTAACCGTTGCTGGCCGGCGTTCCGGTCAGCCCGGTGCGCCACTGGAAGAATGGCAACACCTTGCGCAGCGCCTTGACCCGATGCGTCGAACTGTTCTTGCACTTGGTGATCTCGTCGAACACGATCCCGTCGAACGGCAGCGGCAGCCCTTTCGACAAGTAGTAGGTGTGCAGCACGTCGGCCAACCATTCCAGATTCTCGTAGTTGATGAGGAAGATGTCAGCCTTCTGCATCAGCGCGCGGGTGCGCTGGTCGCGCTCACCGACCAGCATCGAGAAGCGAAGGTGTGACGTGTGGAGCCACTTCAACGCTTCTTGTCGCCATACCAGCCGGCAGACCCGGATGGGTGCGACGACCAGCACCGCCTTGATGAATCCACAGTTGATAAGGTAGTCGGCACTGGTCAGCGTGACCGCGGTCTTCCCTAGTCCCATGTCCATCCACAGGGCGGAAGCAGGGCGCGTGCATTGGAACTCGACGGCCTTGTGCTGGTAGGGAAACAGTTGGTTAAGCGATAGCATCGATCATCGCCTTTCCATCCTCCACATTGTCGATCACATAGACGGCCACGTTCTGCATCCGCAGCCGGTGATGCTCGCGCAACTGCGGCGGCGTCGGCTTCTGGCCTTCCCGCTTGAACTCGACGAACACGACTGTTCCCTTCGGGCTGATGTAGATGCGGTCGGGGACAGCGCGGCGTGCGGGGCTGGTGAACTTGTACACAAGGAAGCCCTTCGACTGTGCGTAGGCATTGACCTTCCCTTCGATGATCTTCTCAAGCATGGTTGAATCCTTTCGTGAGTTTTTCCACTTCGGCGATGTAGTAGTCGAAATTGACCGGCAGCACCACGTTCTTCAGGTTGTTGCATGGGCAGACAGTCCATCCCTTGCAGATGCCGATTTCGCGCCAGTGGTCGGGCTTCTTCGCCAGCGGCGGCATGACTTTGACCAGTTCGCCGCCACCCACGGACACGTAGTAACGCTGCGTGTTCTCCATCGGCACGTCGAACCCCGGGTAACGGAGCAGCAGATGGCTGGAGCGCGGCACCTTGGCGCGCATGTAGAAGTCGTCCCAGTCACACCACTCGGTAACTGTTTCCCGAACATCGGCACCCTCCAGCAGCACCTTCTCGGCGACCTTCGGCACGACCAAGGCGGAAGCGTTCTGATGCCAGCCAATGTCGTACTCATAGCGACCCTTGCGCTTGACTGTGCCGTCCGTCTTCTCGGCGACGTAGGAATTCACGTCGGCGATCCACATCCGTTTGTACTCGACCTTCTCCAGCGACAGGTGTGATTCCATTTCCCAGTAGCCACATGTTGTGTCAGCAGTTTCTTTCCACGCCCGACGAATGAACATTGTGATGCCGTCCGTGTTGGCCTGAATGACCTGCATGTTGTCACCCATCACCTGCAGCCGGTCGATCAGGTCGGCAATCCACAGTTGACCGGAGATCGTCACCTTCATGGTGTAAAGCGGGTCATAGAACACGCTGAACTTGTCGTTGGTTGCGCCATAGACACCGTTCAGGGCCAGCTTGAGCATGTCGTTCTCCGGCGTCCCTTTCTTGTGCAACAGCCGCTGCGTGCGCAGATTGCGATAGACCTCGACGAATTTCGGCCCAAGATGTTCGGGATAGAACCCGTTCTCGATTGCCAGCGACGGGTAGAGGGAAGTCACATCAATGTCGTAGATCATCCACTCGTCGTTGGCGACATAGGATTTGTTCTCGACGCTGGCGTGGATACCGCCCGTGCCGAACTTGTATTCCAGCCCATCGACTGTTGCCGTCAGGTCTTTGAACGCGCCTTTGGTTTCAGTGATGGTCGTGTTCAGGTAGTGCTGCCGGATTTCTTCAAACGCCTCACTGAAAAACCAGTCAATATCACTCGGCACACAGTCGGCAAGGTTGATGCTGGCGCGTGGGGTTTGAATCGGCGTCCGCCCTTCGTCGGGATGGTATTTGTAGCAGGACACACCTTCCTTCTCCAGCGCAATCTCAAAAATCTTCTTGCCGATTTTCACGTCGTTGAAGTTGGTGAAGTCCTGCCCGTACCGCAGACTCAAGGTGTCGCGGAACTCAATCTGCTTCCGCGATTTCTCCAGAAACTGTTCGGTCGCGTCGACGTCGTTCCAGCAGTAGTCCGTCAACACCGTCATCTGGTCAGGCGTGAGGTACGTGCCGACCGGGAATGGCAGGTCGCTGATGTTGTCCATCCGCATGTTGAACTCCAGCGCCTTGAGGCTGGTCATCCGCGCCACGTTGTCGAAGTGATGAATCTTGAACAGGTCGACCTGCGGCACCCAACAGTTGGATGGTTTGACCAGATGGGCGAACTTGTTCTCGCTGGCGATGATCGACATGGCAAAGTCGTAGATCACCTCCGGGTCGCCGATCTTGCCGTTGAGGATGAAGTGCAACACCGGATAATCGAACCCGATGTTGTTGAAGCCGACCATGCGCTCACCCTTGGTCCGAAGTCCGATCATCCACGACGCCAAGATACTCACATCGTTTGTGCGGCTGGAAATCTCGAACTTCGCCCAGTTCTTCGTTACCGTGTCCCGCGCGCAGAGGATGAAACAGTTCGGGAAGACCTCTGTGTCGTAGACGATCACATCGGCTCCCACTCGCCGCGGTTATAGCGACCACGCCAACCGTGCAGCGAGAAGACAGCCGTTGTTCCGTCGCCACACAGACGCAGCTTCTGACCATGCCACGGACCGCCGACGCACTTGTAACGCTTCTTCAATATAATGAACATGACATTCCTTCAAGGAAAAAAGGGGAGTGAGTTGAACTCACCCCCCTTGGTCAGACTGTTATTCCCACGGCATCTTGGGAAGACCGGGGAACGACGGTGCAGCAGCACCAGCCGGCTGTTGCACTTGACCGAACATCCCCGTCACGTCGGGCGGAGACTCACCGAACGGTTCCCCATCCTTGGCGAACTGGACAGCAATCAGTTCGCAGCGGACACCGCGACCGAACTGGTTGTCCTGAATCCACAGGCGGACAGCCGTGTTCACGTAGCATCCACCGTACAACTTGCGCGCGGCGGCGTTGCGCGCCATCGTGTTCGCGTTGTCGATGGGGTTGCCAGCGGCATCCACGATGATCGGTGGACGGTCTTCGTTGGAAGACGTCGAGAGGTAGACATAACCCTCATACCCCTCATAGGGCTTCATGGTCTTTTTGTCCAACTTCTCGCTGCCGCTGCCGTAACAGCGCAGACGGCGGTCGCCCTGAATCATCTGGAGGATAGGCGTTGCCTGTTCCTTCCATTTGGCGGTGGCGAGGTTTCCGACTTCCGCCATGACCTTCGCGTAGTCGTTCGACTGCGGGTCGAGAATCAGGTCAGCGGCGAATTTCTTCGGGGAGTTGGGGAAATCCTTGTTCTGAACAGCTTCGATCAGCTTCGGGAAGGACAGACGGGACATCGTGAGTTGCAGAGTTTCAGACATTTCAGGCTCCAAAGTTAGGAAGTTACGACAACCAAGAAGGTTCGTCGGATGCTGCGGGTACTGCTTGGAACATCTGCTCGACGTTGCCGAAATCAACAGCAGCGCGGCGATCAGATTCGGGGACGACAGTCAGTTTTCCTTCGGATTTCGTAATGAACTCCGACTCGACTTTCGCCAGTTGCTTCTGCGACAGTTGCAGGGTTGTGCCGTCGCGCTTCGCCCACACCGCTTTCTCGATTTGTGCAGGGGAGATCAATGAAGTCTGCCAGATTACGTCCTTCGGCACACGCAGTTTTTTCAACTCCGCTTCAATGGCTTCATCGGGCATTCCCCACTGGCGACGACCGCTGCCGCGCACCACTTTCAGACCGGCAACAGGCTTTCCTGACTGGATACGGTGAAGGGCTTCCTCTTCGGCAGCTTCGACCATCTTGCGGATCAGCGGACCGGCTTCGACCAGTTCGCGCAACTGTTCATCGGTCATGCCGGTCGGTTCCGACTTGGCCGCGTCCTGAATGAAGTTCATGTTCTCGAACTTGATTCCGGCACTCTCCAGTGTCCAATTGTTGAAGGCAGAACAGTTACCCTTGTTGGCGCAGTAGGTGCACTGCTTGGTCCCGGGAACAAACGGTGCGCCCGGGTCATCCGTGGCAGCAGCCTCAGCAATGATTTTCTCCAGCCGCTCACCGAGCAGTTCGGTCACATCCACCGTATGCGATGAAATCGGTTCGCCGCCCTTCAGCGCAATCTTCGGCTGGACGATAGTCATCGTCAGCTTGGAGAACAGCCGCGGCGGAGACTCGGACAGGTAGCCGGAGAGGATGCCGTAGGCGTACTGCTCCAACTGTTGATTGTCCTTCGCCTCGACGGGGTTCATGCCGTTCTTGTAGTCGATGATTTCAATGTGGTCGCCGCTGATAATCTGCACGTCGACGGTGCCGCTCATATCGTTCCGGCCAACCAGCGCGTCAGGGAAAACCCGCTGTTCCGCGATGACCCGCACCCCGTCGCCGACCTTGGTGTTGACGTAGTCGGTGGCGATGCGGACACGACTGATGCGGTCGCTATCGACGCCGAACATGCCCTCATGGTCCTGCAGCAACAGACCAAGGTAGGACTCCGGCGGACGGTTGTGCTTGATGCAATGCTCCAGCAGCGTATGACTGTGGGTGCCGTCGATGGCAGCGGGAGAATTCTTCCCGCTGCCCTCGTATTTGGCACACGCTGCCACACTGGCCGGACATGCCGCCCACCGATAACGGGCGGACGGCGACAGGCGCGCGTGAGTTGTCATTAGAGCGCCTCGACTTTCAGGTAGAAGGCGGCATACTGGTCGATCGGCAGCGCGCTGACGTGGCTGATGCCGAGTTCGGACAACACGCCCTGAATCAACCCGCCCTTGGCCGGACCGAGTTCCTTGTAGCGACGCATCACATAGGCCATCAACGACTGCTGGTCGTTGAACGGCAGCGGCGCAGCGGGCGCAGCAGCGGGAGCCGGAACGGGAGCCGGTGCGGGTTCAGGGTTCGACTCGACGGTCGTCTTGCTCAGATGGGCAGCGATGGTGGCGAGGGAAGTTGCGATGCTGGCGAGGTTGTTTTCAATGCTCATTTGCGATGCTCCGGTGGTTAGAAATAAAAGTAGTTGCGACAAGACGAACATTACCCTACACTTTGCAGCGTTGTCAAACAATTTTTTTCAAGGAGAAACAAAATGCAAGTTGCCATTATGACAAGGCTGGAACAGGAAGTAGCCGACAAGCTGATGGAGATTGCCGCGACCGAGAAGCGTAGTATTTCAGCGCAGGTAGCCCTCATTATCGAGAGGTTCGTCGAAGAGTGGAAGGTCGAACAACAGAAAGTTGCCTGATATGAGTGCACTTCCCGCAGTCGTCGGACTGCCGAGCAGTGCCGACGCTTACATTCGTCACGGTTGGAAATTGTGTCATGTTCCCGATGGGGGCAAAGGACCACAACACGCCGGCTGGAACAAAATCGAGAACGCCCTGACCGAAGCCCCGCAGCAGGGTGGTATCGGGCTGATGCATGGTTACTCGGGAACGGTCGCCCTCGACATTGACAACTACGACGCAGCCGTCACATGGTTGAAAGAGCGCGGCATTGACCTGCCCGCCCTGATGAGCGCGCCAAACGCCGTCGGCATTGACTCCGGAAATCCGGGGCATGGCAAACTGTTGTTCCTGTCGCCCGTGCCGCTGCCGACCAAAAAGGTTCTGGTCGATGGCAAGACAGTTCTGGAGTTCAGGTGTGGCAGCATGAACGGACTGTCGATGCAAGACGTGCTGCCGCCGAGCAGACATCCTTCAGGAACGACTTACCGTTGGGTCGGTAGCGGCAACTGGCAACAACTGCCGGTGATGCCCGACAATCTGTTCGGCGTCTGGAGTGACCTGCTGTCCGCCGATGCCGAGCGCAACATCAAGACCGAGGTGAATGCCGCCCCGACGAGCATCGACGAGATGCGCTCCGCGCTGTTCGCCATCAACCCGAACTGTGACCGCAAGCCGTGGATTGAGTGCGGCATGGCACTGGCCTCCGTGCAGACCGAAGACCCTGACCAATTGTTCAATCTCTGGGACGAGTGGAGCCAAGGCGCACCGAACAAGTATCCCGGACGTGCCGAGATGCGTTCGCAGTGGAGGTCGTTTAAGCCGCTGCCGACGGGTATCGGTATCGGCACGCTGTTCTTCCACGCGGCGCTCTGCCAGTGGCGGCGTCCCGCGCCCGACGTGTCCCAACTGTTCTCTGCAATCAAGGAGGAAGGGCGTTCAGCGGAAGAGGTCGTTGGTGACCTGTCGTTGAAGGCCCGTTTGCCAATCAACGATCCTTCATTGTGGCCCCCGATTCTGGTGGCTCGCGCCAATGAGCTTGCCGTCGAGGTCGGTGCTGACCCGATTGTCTCGCTGATGGCAGGGCTGGCAGCGGTGTCCGGTGCCGCGCACAAACAGTCGATGCTGAAAATCAATCCTTCATGGAAGGTGCCGCCGACCATCTGGACCATGACCATCGGCCAGCCAGCCGACAAGAAGACACCCGCCAGCAAGCCGCTGTTCGCACCGCTGCGCAAACTGGAGTCCGAAGACCGTCATCGCTACGAGCAGGACATGCTGATGTGGATCGGCAAGGAGGCACGGCACGCAGCCGACATGAAGGCGTTCCGCGACTGGCAACAGTCACCCGAGGCGCACATGCCGAACGCTGTCCCGCCGACGGTGATGGGGCTGCCGCCGAAGCCCGAGCCGCTGCGGCTGGTGCTGACCGATGCGACCACGCAGAAAGTGGTGGCCATGTCCGAGCATCGCCCGCGGGGGTTCCTGTTGTATCTGGACGAGATGGCGCGCTGGCTGACCAAGCTGAACGACACCCGCAACAGTGATGACCGTGGATGCTGGATACAGGGGTTTGAAACCGGCGCATACTCGATGGACCGCATGGGCGTTGGATCGATTCGCGTCGAGAACATGGCCTTATCGATGTACGGCAACTGCCAACCGGCTGTATTTCGCCAGAACCTGCAAGCGTCATCGACGGACGGCATCATCCAGCGGTTCATGCCGGTGGTGCTCAACCCTGTCCACAACAAGATGTGGCAGGATGCTGTGCCGGCCTTCATTTCGAGCGAGAACGACTACGAACAGTTAATCCGCAGGGTCTATGCCACACCGGCGTTCGAGTACGTGCTATCCGCCGGCGCAACAACTGTTTTTCGTTCCTTCTGTGAGTGGGCGTTGAAGTTCCGCAGCAACTCACGGGTTCTCGACGAGTCGATCCCTTACCAGACCGCCCTTGGCAAGATGGAAGGCAACTGTTCCCGCGTCATGTTGCTGTTCCACATGATCGAGTCGCCCTACGATCTGGAGATCAGCGAGGAGGTGGCGTTCCGTGTGACCCAACTGTTCAAGACGTTTTTCATCCCGTCGATGCGCTACACCTACCTTGAGGTCGGAAAGCAACAAGACCAGACGGCTGACATCGTATTCAACACGGTGCTGCAGTGGGCATCAAGCAAGGCAACAGTCACGTTGAGCGAGTTGCGCGTCGAGGTGAAGGACAAGTCGGACCGCAAGGACATTAACCCTTCGCAACTGGACATGATGATTCGCGCGACGATGGACGAGATGGCGACGATGAACTACGTGGCGCTGTTTCAGGATCATCCGCGTTATCCGTCTTGGACGATTAATCCGGCGATGGCAGGACTGTTCCCCGAAAAGCGGAAGCAGATCATTCTGGCGCGGCAGGAATCGATCGACAGTCTCAACGCAAGCCTGAAGGAGCGGCATAAAGACCCGAAGGGGTGCGCTAACGCAATCGGGTTCGATGATTCGATGCGGGAACCGAATCAATGAGTACCGTCCTTTCGGACGGTAAAATTTTTTGGAATCACTTGGCCTTCATTGTGGAAATTTTTTGGAATCACTTGGCCTTCATTGTGGAAATTTTTTGGAGAAATAAATGAACAAATCAAGAAAACTAGCATTATCGTTATTCGATCACTTATATGAATTTAACAGTCGTAATGGTGATAGGTTGAAATGTGTTTATTGTGGAGACATAAGGGAATGTTTAGATCATTCCCCGCCAGTTTCAACAGTCGGAAAAGTCGGCACAAAAAAGCTAAAAGAATTAGGCGTAAAATTTTATAAATACCCTTGTTGTAAAACATGCAATACGGTTTTATCAGATAAGCCGTTGGTTACTTTTGAAGAAAGAATTTTGTTTCTATACAATAAGTTACTAGCAAAATCAGACAAGGCTTCATTATGGAATAACTCCTAAATAGAAGAATTAGACGGTGAATTGAAACGGCAAATAAAAGCGAAACAGTTACACATTAGAAGGGAAATAATTACTAGATTGCGTGGAATGGAAGAAAGGTTATCATCGTTGGAACACTAGGTAACAGTCAGAAAACGCAACAGGCGGCGATTCTGAAAGCCGTGGACGTAAAAAAACCGGCGATTGTTTGCCGGTTTTCGGGTTGTTGCCGGTTAGCGGTTCAATCCCACCCGCCGAAGATGATTAGAAGAACGAAGAAGAACAGCGCGATAAGTGCCATGTCAGAACTCCCCGAGGATTGATGACGCACCGTCGACCGCAATGACCAAATGGTCTATCAGGGAACATTCCAAAGGCGGAAGCCATGCCGCAAGTTCGCGGGTAAGAACCTCATCCTGCTGACTCGGCGTGTTATCCCCTGACGGGTGATTGTGCGCAAGGATGATTGCGACCGCACCGGAGCGAATTACCATGTCAGCCATGACGCGCCGCGAAACTTCGCAATGGGTCGCTTTCCCTTGCGGGAACTCTTCGACGGCGATGAGTCGCCCTTGTGCATCAATGAGGCAACACACCGCGACCTCGTGCCGAAGCGGTCCATAGGTTGCGACCAAGTGGTCGACAAGCGCGGCGCGCGCCTCTGTAACTTCGACTCTGCCGGCTTTCCCTTTGTTGCGGTTGGTAGGGAACAGACCCGCGCGCGTCGACAGTCGGCGTAGACCATCCGAGAGAATCAAACGCGCGGACTCGATTAACTCGCGCTCAAAGTCATTGAACAGTTCACCGGACATGGTTCACCCCTTGAAGTAGTGCAACAGTTTGTTTAACCCATTCGGTCGCGGTTCGTTCGTTGACGACCGATTGCGGCACGAAGAGTTGGCTTACCTTGTCCGCAACCGGCAAAACGCCGGACACATCAAGGTAGTTACCGAGTCCATCGCCCACGTTGACGCATTGCTGATCGGCAGCGCGGATGATTGACGAAAACCCAAGAACGCGAAAGAACGCGGGGAGCGCGACAGTCGCGGCCAACAATCCATAGTCCGGTTGCGACCCGCGCGGCTTAACGATGCATGAGAACATCATTCGACGGTTTTTGAAGTCACAGATATTCTGAACCGCGAACGCTGCGACCATTTCGACCGAATAGCCAGCGCGCGACATGACTTCAGAGAGCGACAGGCCAGCGATGCCGCGCCAGCGTAGTTCGTCTGGCGATGTGGAACCGTTGGCGCCAATGTCCACGACCAGTTGCAAAATGCCGGTTCCCTTGCGTATAGCGCGGGTGGAACTGGTCCACGCGCGGTCACACGCGCCGCGGTTGACGGTGTGAATATCTAGCTCGTCGCCGAAGTTGCCGCGCCGCTTTGCGCGGTGATGACCTTCGGCGCGCGGCAGGTCAGCTTTGATCTTGTCGTGGAACTCACGCACCGCGCGTTCACCTTGCGGGTATCCATCCGTAAGCGCGCGGATTGCCGCGGCAGCGCCGCCAGCGATGCCTAGCCACGCATCGTTCGTCGAGGTCAAATACTTGACGCGGCGCGCCTCATTGCATTGACGCACCATAGGGCGCTCGGACTCGCTGCGCAGCGCGAAAACGGTAGGGTAATGCATGTGGACGGGGGCTATCATTATCGAATCCCCACGCGCGCAAGTTCGTCGACGGACCAACCAATGAGCAAATCCTTTTTAACCTCATCGGCTGGAATCCCTACCGCAACGGCAGCGGCCAGTCGTTGCGCGAACCGGCTGGAAATGATTTTGTTGAGTTTTGCCGCCTTGGTTTGCTTGCGCAGGTCAAAAAACCACTTGCGCAGGTCGTCCATCATGAACTGATCGGGCAGCGGTCCGCGTTCCCATGCCGCGGATTTTTTGCGCGACTTCTTGCCCATGTTGAACAGGCCATGTTCGTATGCTTCGTCATAATCGGTAATGACAGGATAGAAGCGGTCAATGGTTGAACCATCTAGCGCAGCGCGCGCGGTGTAGAGATCATCCGCGCCGCTGCCGGTCGTGTTCGTTCCGGCGATCAGGATTGCGTCAGCATGTCGCGTTACAACAGGGTTTTGCAGCTTGTGCGGAATCGAGACAAAGCCGTTCGATAGAACCGAGTTAGCCAGCATCAACACATTCGGGTCCGCTGCATCCATTTCATCCAGCAGGAAGACAGACGGTTGCTGCAGACAGGTAACGAAGGGCGCAGGAACATAGTCGAATCGACCATGCTCACCGATCGGCAACAGCCAGCCGGTTAGCTGTGACTCACTCATCCCCATCGTGCACGAGACAGAACCAAAGGGAACGCGCAACAGCGCGGCGACCTGTTCGGCAAGCATGGTCTTACCTGTCCCCGCTGCGCCGACTAACATAACATTCTGCTTTGCTTTCGCAGCGAGTAGCCAGACCTTTTCAAGCATGGGGTGTGGAGTTGATATACCCGAAGCGGCCAGCAATCGATTGAATTCATTTGGCTCGGGTTGCTCTTGTTCTTCCTCCTGCTGGCCTTGCTGCTCGCCTTGCTGCTCGCCTTGCTGGCCTTGCTGCTCGCCTTGCTGCTCGCCTTGCTGGCCTTGCTGGCCTTGCTGGCCTTGCTCGCCTTGCTCGCCTTGCTGGCTTTCCTGCTGGCTTTCCTGCTCGCCTTGCTGGCCTTGCTGCTGGCCTTCCGGCTGGCCTTGGTCGCCTTGCTGGCCTTGCTGCTCGCCTTGCTGGCTTTCCTGCTGGCCTTGCTGCTCGCCTTGCTGGCTTTCCTGCTGGCCTTGGTCCTCATGGCCTTGCGCCTCGTTGTGGCCTTGCTGCTGGCCGCCTTGCTGGCCTTGCGGCGCGCGCCCTTGGTCCTCATGGCCTTGCGCCTCGTTATGGCCTTGCATGGCTCGATTGCCGGCGTGTTGTTCGCCGCGGTCGCCAGCGTTCAGCTTGGTAGCGACGAACAAGGCAAGCTGCAGGATCGGCGCGCGGGCATGGTCGCCCTTCCAGCCTAGCGAACGAGCCATGGTGACAAGTTCGTTCTTGTTGTGGTTAGCCTGAAGTTCGGTTGCGGTTTCAATGATGTTCATTGCGTTAGACATGGTTTGAGTCTCCAGTGATTAAACGGAAAGAAAAACAGCGGCAAGGGCAATCCCTGCCAGCGGGTGGAACGTGAAAGCGATGTAGGTCAGCCAGATGCAAAAACAGATAAAAAGAAAGTTCGCCATGCTCACGACTCCAAAGCGGCAAGGATTGCGCGCTCAATGAACGATGAGCGCGGATAGGGGAGACGGTCGACCAACGATTCGGGAAGGGTGATTGTTACGTGGACGCGTTTTTCACTTGACGCCTTACGACCGGCCTTCGAACGCACTTCGTTCGAAGGTTGGCGTTTTGCAATGAAGTGGTTGAAGTAAGCCGCGCGGATGTCATCCGGCATCGATTGCGCGATGGTTCCGAAGCGCGCCGCTACATCCTCCGGCATGAGTTTCAGCATCGCTGAAACTTGCTCGTTCACGCTGACAGGGCTAGTCCTATCGACTGCATTGATAAAGTCATCAAATCTCATTTTGTGAAAACTCCGGTTGCTGGCGAAAGTGCCAAGTCAGATCATACATATACATACGTATTCATGCAACAAAAAAGATGAAGGATTGCATCCTTTTTCTGCGGAATCGTTTTTCCGGAGGGGGGATAGATGATTAATACGTAAGTATGTATGTATCAAAGGTCTGTAATACCCGCGAGCCTACCTTTTCAATCGATATCATCATCTTTTCTGTTGCTAACTGTTAATTTCTGCTCGCGCCATGCAACTCGTGCAACAACAACAGTTACTGGTAATCACCGTTCCCAGAAACTGTTGCGTCATTCCCAGAAACTGTTGCGTCATTCCCAGAAACTGTTGCGTCATCTGCATCGTGCAGCAGGCACAGTTAGTGAGTACTCACTAACTGTTAGTCATAGTAGTGAGTACTTACTAACTGTGCTAGCTCCATAAGTGAGTACTTACTAACTGTGCCTCGGAAAAAGTGAGTACTTACTAACCACCCCCTCGGTTCGGGCAAGGCCCATGCTGTTGTCTGCGGCCTAAGCACACATTACTAGCGACCAAATTTTCTGAAATATGTTTATTCTTTTGTCATATCTATATCCAGAAATCCCACACGCTTGAACATTGCAACAACAACTGTTATAACGTCAGTATGAACGCCGCCCTGCCAGCTTGGCTCACCATCTCCGACGACCAGACAGCCGACGACGCTATCCCCGATAGAGTCGAGCAGCAGATCAGGCACGAACTCAAAGCCATTCCGGGTTCAGGCAACACCGCTGCAGTCATCGAACTGGAGAAGCAGTCGTTTGGCATCGCGTTCGAGCAAGCCCTTGAAGCGTTGGCCGGCGGGACGACACTGACCGAGTTCTGCCACAACTACCATATGCCGATGTCCCCTGTCCGGTTCCGGACGTGGATGCTCCAAGACCAGCGCCGGAAGAATGCCTACTATGGCGCGAAGGCGCTATGGGCCGAAGCACTGGAGGACGAACTCATCCGCATCAGCGATGGCATCGGGCCGGATGGGCAAACCCCGAACCCCAATCAGCCGAGCCTGCCGGAGGACGTCCAGCGCAGCACGCTGCGCATCCAGACCCGCAAGTGGATCATGGAGAAGTCGAACCGCAAGCGGTATGGCGACGTGAAACACATCGAGCAGACCACGACGAACACGACGACGATCGATGTGGCAACCATGAGCACAGAAGACCTGAAGCGGTTCGTGCTGCGTCAGGCCGGGGCCGACGCGCTGGACGCATCGTCCCTTGACGACATGCTCTCGTCCGCCGATGACCAGCCCTAACCCTACCCCCCGCGTCGACCCCCGCGTCGACCCCCGCGTCGACCCCCGCGTCGACCCCGACCTGCTCGCGGCGCTGCGGGCCATCGCGGAGCGCGAGAAGTCCATCGCGTCCCTGCAGAACTTCGCCAGAACCTACGTCGGCGTCGAGCCGGCGCTGCACCATCGGCTGATCTGCGATGCCGTCGATGACCTCATGGGGTTCAACAACCACATCGACCCGTCGCGCGAGTTCGACGTGCTGGTGGTCATGTCGCCGCCGGCGAGCGCCAAGAGCACCTACATCTCCATCGCCGCGCCGGCTTACATCGTCGCGCGCCAGCCGACCACCCGCATCATCAGCGTCAGTCGGGCCGCCGAGCTTGCCAGCGAGTTCGGGGGACGGGTCAAGAACGTCGTGGAGTCTCCCGCGCTCCAGCTTGCCAGCCCTGTGGCCATCGCTGCCGACACGCGCGCCAAGGACAACTGGAAGACGACGCAGGGCGGCGGGTACTTCGCCGTTGGTGCCAGCGGGGGTGTGCTCGGCAAGCGGGCGGACGTGGTCATCTGCGACGACATCCACGCCTCGTTCGAGGACGCACAGTCGGAGTCGCAGCTTGCGAAACTCCGCAACTGGTTCGAGGGCGACCTGCTGTCCCGCCTGACACCCACCGGCAAGCTGATCGTCATCGGGCAGCGGCTCAACCCCAACGACATCATCGGGTTCGTCATGCGCCGCGCCGAGAACAACCCGCGCATCCGCATCCGGGTGCTCAAGTTCACCGCCGAGTGCGCCGACCCCGACAACGACCCGCTCCATCGTTCCCTCGGCGAGCGCATGTGGCCGGAGTTCTACACTGACAACTACCTGCACGACAAGAAGCAGGACGACTTCATCTGGCGCACGCTCTGGATGCAGGAACCACCCTCGGACACCGGCAGTTGGGTCAGCACTGAGAACATCCGCCATCGCCCGACGCCACCGTCCGCCCACGACCCGGCCACGCCCAAGTACGCCGCCAGCGACCTTGCGCTGTCCGTCAATACCGGCGACTACACGGTGCACTTCATCGTCGCCGTGGACACCAACGGTGACTGGGACATCATCGATGCCCTGCGCAAGCGGGTGGACTCCGACCAGTCGGCGACCGACATCGTTACCCTCGCCCAGACCTACAAGCCGCGCGAGTGGCTGATCGACGATGACAACGCGAGCAAGGTGTTCGCCCACCTTGTTGCAACGAGAGCACGCACCACCGGCACGCCGATCAACTGGAAGCCGCTGCCGATCCGTGGGCAGGACAAGGAGACACGGGCTGCCGCGCTGCGCGGACAGTTCAAGCGCAACAAGATTTACTACCCCGCGGACGCGCCGTTCGCCGGCTGGCTGACCAAGGAGATTCTGACCTTCCCGAACGCCACCGGCAGCGGGGTCGACGACGGCATCGATGCGTTGTCCCTCCTCGGTCGGCGCATGGCGTTCATCTCACCCGCGGTGACCGTCGTTGCACCACCCGTCAAACAGGGATACAGTCTGAACGATTTGTGGGAAACCCTACCTCAACAGTCATCAAGGATGTGAAATGAGCCACGACGCCTACACCACTGCCAGCAAGATCAAGTCGATCGAGGAAACCGGCAAGACACCGGAGTCCAAATATGGGCGCTGGAAGGACGAAATCACGATGGCGGAGAAGGAGTTTCGCAACTTCCAGACCCGTGGTCGCACTACCGTCCGTCGCTTCAAGGACGAACGGGACTCCGTGGACGGCAGCGAGCGCAAATTCAACATCTTCACGACCAACGTCGAGATCATGAAGTCGTCCCTCTACGCCAAGCTGCCCAAGGTGACTGTTTCCCGCCGCTTCGGTCAATCTAACGACGATCCGGCCCGTGTCGCCAGCATGATGCTGCAGAACGCCATCATGCAGGACATCGACGAGCCGGAGTGCAACTTCGGTCAGGTCATGCGGGACGCCATCGAAGACCGCCTCGTACCGGGTCTTGGCTGCGCGTGGCTGCGTCTGGAGACTGACACCGAGGAGAAGACCCTCGAAGCGCAGATCGACCCTGTCACGGGCGAAGAACTGCAGGCCGCTGCCACCTATGAGGAGGTCAGCCGTCAGGAGGTGATGATCGACCACGTGTTCTGGGAAGACTTCCTGTACTCACCCTGCCGCACGTGGCGCGAGCGCCGCTGGATCGCCCGCCGGGTCTACATGGACCAAGACGCGCTGGTCGCCCGCTTCGGCGAAGACCCCGGCAAGCAGATACCGCTGGACCACAACCCCCGGGGCAAGGACACCAACAGCAACGAGCCGCAGAACGACGTGCTCCAGAAGGCCGTCATCTACGAAATCTGGGACCGGCAGGAACGCAAGGTGTTGTGGTTGAGCAAGGCGTGGCCGAAACTGCTGGACGAGGTGGATGACCCGCTGAAACTTGAGGATTTCGATCCCTGCCCGAAGCCGCTGTTCGCCCTGACCACCACGTCCAACTGTATGCCGGTGAACGACTTTATCTTGTGTCAGGACCAGTACAACGAGCTGGACTTGGTGAACAACCGCATCAGCCTGCTGGTGCAGGCCTGCAAGGTGGTCGGCGTCTACGACGCCGGCGCAACGGGCGTGCAGCGGATGCTCCAGCAGGGCAGCGAGAACACCCTCATCCCTGTGGATAACTGGGCGATTTTCGCCGAGAAGGGTGGTGTCAAGGGCAGCGTCGACTGGCTTCCGCTGGGCGAGGTCATCGCCGCGCTCGAACGGTTACGTCAGGCACGGGATGACATCAAGGGTCAGATTTACGAACTGACGGGTATCAGTGATATCGTTCGTGGCAACACCAAGGCATCGGAAACTCTGGGTGCTCAGAACCTGAAGGCACAGTTTGCATCTGTTCGCATCCAGAAGCTGCAGGACGAGGTGGCCCGCTTCGCCGAAGAGATTCTGCGCCTGAAGGGCGAGATTATCTGCCGACACTTTGTTCCCCAGCAGATTCTCAAGCTGGCGAACATGGAGTTCTACCAGGACGCCCAAGACCCGCAGGTTATCGAATCTGCCATCCAACTGCTGAAGGGTGACCACGAAGCGTTTGAGTGGCGGGTGAATGTGCAGGCCGACAGCCTCGCCATGACCGACTACGCGCAGCAGAAGCAGGAGAAGATTGAGTTCATGAACGCCGTCGCCACCTTGCTCCAGTCGGCGGCCACCACCATGAAGGCTGTTCCCGAGTCAGCCCCCATCCTATTCGAATCGCTCAAGTTCTCCATCGCCGGCTTCAAGGGTGCTCAGGAACTGGAGGGCGTGATTGACCGCACCCTGAACGACATCATGAAGAGCATTCAGGAGCAGAAGCAGGCCGCACAGAACCAACCGAATCCCGAGATGCAGAAGGCTCAGATGCAGATGCAGATGGAACAGCAGAAGTTCCAGATGGAGCAGCAGAAGATGCAGATGGAAATGGAGATGGCGCAGCGTCAAGCCGCCTTCGACATGGACATGGAGCAGCGGAAGCAAGCGTCCGAGACAATGGCTGACCAGCAGAAACTGGCCTATGATCGTGAAACTGCCCAGATGAAACTGGAGTACGAACGTCAGATGGGCGAGATGAAGCTGGAACAGATGCGGCTGGAAATGCAGATCAAGATGCGCGGCCAGATAGCCGATATGGAAATACAGGAACAGCAACGCAATCAGGACTTGGAGGCAGCAACCACCATGCATCAGGAAAAGATGAACATGACGCGCCAGATGCACGAAGAGAAGATCGCTGCGATGAAGGCACCCAAGACTGCAACCACGTCAACCGGAAAGAAAGTGAGCGTTCAAAGTGAGTGATGTCAAAGGCCCACCGGCAGATGTAACCTTCACCGTGACCGTCACCCGCAAGGATACGGGCAAGGTGGAATCCTACGAAATGGAGGGTTACATACTCTCCGAACCCCCCATCGAAGCAACCATCCCTGAAGGAGAGACTCAATGTCTGCAACCGTAACCCACTCGAACGGCGCGAAAGCTGCTGCCACCAATGCTGTCACTGCACTGATCGGTGCCAGTGGTTTCCTGCGGTTCCACCCGACCGGCAGTACCGTGACCACACCGGGTGCGAACATCGCCTCGTTGCCGTTCTCGGCCACCGCATTCGCCGCTGCGAACTCGACCACGGGTGTGGCCACAGCGAACGCGATCACGTCCGACACCAACGCAACGGGCGGCACGGTGGCATTCGCCTCGTTCCAGACGTCGGCCAACGCAGCCATCGTCCATTGCGCGGTCGCAGCATCCGCCTCCGACATCAACATGACCGGTGGTCTTGTCGTTGCTTCTGGCGACACCGTGTCCTGTTCCGCACTCACCTACGCAGCACTGAGCCAGTAAGGAGTCATCATGGAAAAGTTCGCAATCGTTGGTTTTGATACCGGCCTCATCGACAACCCGGAAAACATCACGCCGGGTGGCTACTTCGTCTGGTTGACCCGCAATAACGCCACCGTGGCGCAGGCGAACATCCCTGCCACCAGTCGCGAGGTGAGTTTCACCATTGCCGACATCGGCACCTACGTCGCAAGGGTGGTTCGCATGACTTCCTCTGGTGCAAGTGTTGGCCCTGCCGCCGAGTCCGAGCCGGTGACGGTCGTTGCTGACCAGATTGCCGTTCCGATTACCGTTACGCTGACCGTCGAGAGCACCCCCAGCGGTCTGAAGATTGGTGGCTGATTATGAACGACACTCAGAAGCAAATCCTTGCGGATGCACTGCGGGCTGAGACTGAGCCTGCTGTTGTTACTGCCGTGGGAAACCGTGATGACGTCGGTTTAGCGAACTGGTGTAATGCACCAACCACGACTGATGCATGGAATCCTGCAATGACGGATCAGCAATTGTTCGAGGCCATCAACGTCACCAAGTGGGATGCGTTGTCGGAAGGCAAGCGTTCGACGTGGGGGCTGCTGTTCACCTTCTCTCCAATCAACTTCTCACGCCAGAAGATGCGGAAAGCGGTCCAAGACGTTTGGGGGGATGTCGACTCCGTTGCAGTGCTTCAAAACTGCACCCGCAAAGCGACGCAGGCCGAGGTGTACGAGGGCGGTATAGTCGTGACTCAAAACACCGTGTCGGCAACGAAGCTGAACTGGTCTGGAACGCTATCCACTGACGACATCAGTGACGTACTGAACAATTTCTGAGGATAGATCATGGCAAATAAATACACCGCCAGAAGTACAGCCGTTACCGTCCTGACGACGGAACTGAATGGGCTGACAAACGGCTCAGTAAGTACGCTATCGGCCACGCAGGATAACACCACCGCTGGACTTCGCTTCCCGCTGGCACAGGTTGAGATCAACCTTGCAGCGCAGGCAACGAACCGTGCTATCGGTGCCTATGTTGCTGTCTACTTCATCCCTGAGTTGGATGGAACGAACTTCGGCACGACGACGGGTGAGTGCTTGGACAACTATTTCGTCGGCTCGGCAGCAGTCAATAGTGCCGCGCTAACTGCTGCCACGATGATTCTTGACCGTGTTCGTGTCCCTGTTGGCAACTACAAGGTGGCACTCAAGAATGTTACCGGGCAGGCTTTTGCCGCTACTGGAAATACCGTTGAACTTCGCACCTACTCGAACGAAGATGTGTAATTACACATGGCTAACAAGTTAACATTCGTTGCGCGGGATCGGACAGCACAACCCCAAGACGACATTCGTATTAATTGGTCAAATCCAATTACGCGCGGGCTTGTCGATATTATTTGGTCGGGTGCTGGCCCGGCGAGATATCTTGTTGGGTCAGTTAAGCCAACCGTAGTTGGTCAAAGCATTACAACTGCTGCCGGTATTGGTAGACAGAGAGACGCCACCAACGCTGCTGCTGTAAGGTTTCATTATAGCCCTGCGTCAGTTAATGACAGGTTTCGTTTGTATGGTGGCATAACCATGCTCACGTATGGGAGTATGCCACGTACAGGGACAACTTCGTGTCCAACTGGATTTGAGCACGGGTATACCATAAGCAACAGGTATGGGGAGGGATATATATATGGAATCTGCGGTGGAGTAACGATCGCGCCAGGAACCAGATGGAGCGATACCATTGCATTAAGGGGTCTAACATATAGTTCGCCAAGTTTGCGTTTGTATGAGAACGGACGTGTAGTTGGGTCGGCAGATACTGGAACAACGCCAAGCTATGATGCCAGTTTTTCGACTCCGCAGGTATGTCAATCAACTAACACAAGCACCTTAGATACTGCATTATGGACAGGTATATGGGGTCGTGTACTCTCCAGCGCCGAAATAAAATCACTCTCAGATAACCCATGGCAACTGTTCGAGCCTGAAACAATCCCACTGTTTGTACCAACGGGAACTGGTCCAGTAACTCACCCGACAACTGGTGATGTAGTCGGAAACACCGCAACAGTCACAGGTTCTGCAGTCCGCGAGACAGGTGCTCAAACACACCCCTCCACAGGTGATGTGGTTGGCAATACGGCAACCGTAAGTGGAACGGCGCTGCGGTATCGGGCGCACCCGACAACAGGTGTAGTTGCTGGCCTGACGAGCAACGTCACAGGTACGGCAAAGCGTTATCGACTCCATACGACCACTGGTACTGTCGCTGGCCTGACAAGCATCATCACAGGCTCTGCTGTCAATGAACCTGCCGCTGGCGTCCATGAGACTACCGGCGATGTTGTTGCTGGCACTGGCTCGGTATCCGGTACTGCAACTCACATCGGTGTCCATACGACAACTGGTGTTCTCGCTGGCTTCAGTGCCGAGGTCATTGGTGCAGCGCAGCGTTCTGGTGCGGTAATCGTTCACGACACCTCCGGTGTGCTGGCTGGTTACGATTCAGTCGTCACTGGTGCTGCGACAAACCAAGGGTCGATGACCCTGACCCCTGCCGATATTCAGGCGATTGTCGCTGCAATCAAGGCAGAGATCATGCCGGTCAATATCGTGCGGGTGAATGGTGGCAATGTGGATGGTGACGGCTCCGACAGCAATCCGTGGGGGCCGGTGTAAATGGCATCCTCATGGGGACTATCTTGGGCGCGTGCTTGGGGTAACTCATGGGGACTGCTGACCAAACCCTCCTACGGCGGAGGGGGTGGCAGCGGGTGGGTACTGCAGCAGTTCATCAAGCGACCTTGGGAAATCGAAGAGGTCGACAAGCGGAAGATCGTCAAGGAAGCCTATCGCGAACTGGTAGCGATGGAAGTGTCTGGGGTGACCGAACTGGTCGCACCGTTCAAGGAACCACGGGGCATTGACTGGGACAATTTGCTGGCCGATCTGGAAGTGGTCAAGGCACTTGTCCTCATGGACATCCGCCTGAAGCAGAAGATGGACGAAGAGGCGGAAGAGGAAGAAATGCTGATTTTGATGTTGTCATACTAGGAGAACCCCGTGGAAGAGTATTTGGATATCAGCTTTACCGTCAAAGAGTCCGAACTGATGGGTCGCAAGTTGGTGCGCGACCTGAAGACTGGACAAATCAGATGGCTTGGTGCGTTCGTGGATATTCCTCCCGACGAGATTGAAGAAATCGAACTGTTGCCGGTCAAGCCCGCCCGCAAGTCGAGGAAGAAAAATGGCGCGTAAATCCTACATTCAGATCAACGGAGTGCTATATGACAAAGATGGACCGCATCCTGAACTGGCTGGATCGGGTGACAGACACCACACCATTATGGGTGATTTACCTGATTTTGTTTCTCCTATCGATGGGAGTGTGGTTTCTGGCCGCGCTGGGCTTAGAGAGCATTGTAAACGCCATGATGTCGTCCCGACTGCGGAACTGAAGGGGTTGCCCGTCGGGCGTCCCCAGTACCAGCCCGATCGCGCCGCGATTCGGGAGCAACTGAAGCAGCAACTCTACAAATAAGGAAAAACCACCATGTCCGAAGAGCTACGCACCACACTGGAGAATGCAATTGAAGAACACTCCGAACCCGTTCAAGTCGAGAGTTCCCCTGCTCCTGAAGCGGCAAGTCCTGCGCCGGAGAGCACCCCATCCGCTGCGCCGGCTGCGGAGAGTGTGGCGTCCGATGCGAAACCAAAAGATGCTCCACCAAGCATCGAAGAGGTGGCTGGTGATGCGAGCAAGGCGGTGGCGGACAAAGGTGAGACTCCAGCGGAGCGTGAGGCTCGCCACCGGGTAGACCGCGCCCCACAGTCGTGGAAAGGCGAGTCCAAGAAACTGTGGGAAACGCTGCCGCTGGACGTGCGTCAGGAAGTGGCCCGCCGCGAGCGCGACATCACGAAGGTGATGAACGAAACGGCGCAGACCCGGCAGCAGGTCAGCCAGATGCAGGAGGTGTTCGCCCCGCACATGGAGCGCATCAACACGGTCTATGGTGGCAACGCGATGACGGCGGTCACCAACCTGCTCGCCGTGGAGCGCCAACTGTTCAACGGCACCCCGCAGGACAAGGCACAGTTGGTCGCCAATATGGTGAAGCAGTTCAACATCGACATCTTCGCGCTTGATGCGGCGATTGCCGGTCAGCCCGCCCCCGAGGCTGTCGTCCAACAGTCGAACATCGAGCGCATTCTGGAACAGCGCCTCGCACCCCTGCAACAGTTTGTCCAGTCGCAGCAGCAGCGCGAGCAGCAGGTGCGCTACCAGCAGGAACAGCAGGTCACCCAGACCATCGAGCAGATGGCCGTCGACCCGCAGTATCCGTACTTCGATGAGGTCCGTGACCTGATGGCGGACATCGTCGAAGTGAATGCCCGCAGGGGGATTGCAATCTCTCTTCCCGACGCCTACACTAAGGCGGTACGGATGAATGACGACACGTATCAGGCATCAACCGCAAGAGATTCGTCACAGGCAGCTACTCAGGCTGCACTGCAAGCCCACCAGCAGGCGCAACGCGCCAAAGGAGCCGCAGTCAGTGTTGGCGGTGCTCCCGGTGCGCCCGGTACAAACGTCGGAAATCCAACTGATTTACGTGGGACCATTGCCAGTTTGATCGGCGATACAGGGAGCAGGATGTGAGCAGGTTTCTCAGCACAATGACGAAGCAGATCATTGGACCGGGACATGCGCTTGCTGATGCCAACCCCGTGCCGATCCTGTTCCGGCAAACCCCTATCGTTGTTGAAGGTGTCCAGCCCACGACACCCGCCGGAGCGAACCCGCCCACCGGAAGTCCCGTGAGCACCATCCCGAAACCTCAATAGGAGAAGCCAAATGGCCTTCGCAAACCCTTCGATCAGTGATGTCATCGCGACCACGATCCAGAATCGTTCCGGCGTTATCGCCGACAATGTAACGAAAAATAACGCTCTGTTGTCCCGCCTGAAGCAGCGTGGCAACATCAAGAAGTTCTCCGGTGGTAACGTCATCATGCAAGAACTGTCCTTCGCTGAAAACGCGAACGCAGGCTACTACAGTGGTTATGAGACACTGCCGGTCGCCGCACAGGACGTGATCTCTGCTGCCCAGTACGACATCAAGCAAGCCGCCTGCCCGGTCACCATCTCTGGCCTCGAACAACTGCAAAACGCCGGCAAGGAGCAGATCATTGACCTGCTCGAAGGCCGCATCGCTGTTGCCGAGTCCACGATGGCGAACCTGATTGCTGCCGGTCTGTACTCCGATGGCACCGGCTACGGTGGTAAGGAAATCTCCGGCCTGAACCTCCAGGTGCCGATCAACCCTGCTACCGGCTCGCCGGGTGGCATTGACCGCGCCACGTGGAACTTCTGGCGTTCGCAGGCATTCGACTTCACCACCACGGGTGGTGCTGCCGTTACCGCTGCCAACATCCAGACCTACATGAACAAGCTCTGGGCCTCCTTGGTTCGCGGCATGGACCGTCCCGACCTCATCATCATGGACTCGGTCCTCTGGGGTCTGTATATGAACTCGCTGCAAGCGATCCAGCGTTTCACGTCCTCGCAGGATGCGAACCTCGGCTTCGTGACCACCAAGTTCATGGACGCCGATGTGGTGCTCGACGGTGGTATCGGTGGCGCATGTCCGGCTTCTACCGGCTTCATGCTGAACACCAAGTACCTGTTCTATCGTCCGCACGCACAGCGTGACATGGTTCCGCTGTCTCCGGGCAAGCGCTACTCGGTCAATCAGGACGCCGAAGTGCAGATTCTTGCATGGGCTGGCAACCTGACCTCTTCTGGCCTGCAGTTCCAGGGTCGTATGAACGACTAAAGGTTTGTGGGGGCGCAGTACGGCCCCCACTTTTCGCAACATGCGAAGGAGAGAATCATGGCAGTAGCAGGCGCAAATATCGCCAATGCAGCAGGTCGTCCGGCCAGTGGTGGAACAGCATGGACCAGTCGTGTCATTCAAGACCCGATTGGTGCCTATGTCGAAGCCCCGACTGAGACCAAGTTTGCTGCGGCAACCAACTACATCGGTTACGCATCCAATGCAAAGTACGCCACCAATGTCCTCGGTCAAGGCAGTGTAGCGGTCGGCCCGACCATCGCTCCGCAGCCCGACTGGCAGGTGCCGAACAACGACAACGACGCGCTGGGTACGGCAGCGAACGGTGCACAGTGGGTTCGTGCAACGGGCACCATTGCAGCAAACGCTACCTGCACGGTAACGGCTGGTGCAGCAACCGCTGGTGCTGGTACGTTCGAGTGCAATGTCGTCGGCGGCGTGGTTGTCGGTGACTTCTTCTGGGCCAACGTCGTAGCGGATACCTAGGATGCTCCCGGGTCGTAAGGATGCTGCGGGGCGACTGGATGTAACAACCGATCCTGTCGGCGCAACCAGCGCGTTGCACGGAGGGATTGCATCCAATCCTTCCGGGCAGGTGCACATCACCAATGTGGTGAGCACTGTGTTTGCCAATGGCTTCATGGTGTCTAACACCGGCCAGTTGGTGATGAGTTCCGACCCTGCTGTGAATTTCGTTGAGGGTTTACCCCGTACAGCGACTGGTGCACTGAAGGGTCAGGAAGGAACTACCCCAAACGCATCCGACCCGTTTGTGGGTGGCATTCGTGTTGGCCCCCTTGGTGGCGTCTACACGACCTATATTGCTGCCCCTGTTGGCGATCCGCCCGTTAACACTGTAGCGCCTGACACCACGGGTGACGCCAAGGTCGGTTCAGTCTTGACGACCACACAAGGCACTTGGACGGGCACTGCGCCCATCACCTACGCCTACCAGTGGTACAGCGGTATCAACACCATTGCTGGAGCAACTTCCAATACCTACACGGTTCAGGCAAGTGACCTCGGGAATGCGGTGATCTGTCAGGTCACTGCCACGAACGCCCACGGTGGTGCAAGCGCGACTGGTCCAGGTATCCGCATCGTCACGGCACGCTACAACTATCGTACCAACGCAGGCGTTCCGGCAGAAGGATTCATCAGTGCGGGAAGTGTCAGTGCCCCCAATCAGGTTCGTATCAACGAGGTAGATAAGGACGGCATAACCCACAACGGACCATTATCCAGAATGCGGATTGGTGACAGTATCTTCGTCGGCAGTCAGGAAGGCATCATACAGTTGGAGCCTATTGATGCTGGCGGCTACTTCATCTTTGACATGATCTCGTGGCCTGCGCTTACAGATGGACCCTATGACGTAACGCTCGGCTTTAACTAACGGGATGGTATGGCCCGATACCCGTCCATACCGCGAAAACTAAGGATAAATGCCATGAACGATTTTCAAACGTATGACGAGGCACAGAGTCAGGCGAACCAGTCCCGGTTTGCAATGGACTCGAAGCTCTATGTCACCTTCTACGTCCGTCCCATCAAGAACGCATTCCGTTCGGAACAGGAAGGCCGTCCCATCTTCGAAGAACGGGAATACATCAAGATCATCGTCCCTGGCGACTCCAAAACGACTGTCGATTGTCCCGTGACCGACGAGTTCCGTGGCCGGTTCGAGAAGCAGTACGACAAGTTCAAGAAGGGTCTTGCTCAGGCTGTCGAAGGTACTCCACTGGAGATGTGGCCTCAGATGACGGTCGGCCTGTGCGCTGAACTCAAGGCCATGAACATCTCGACCGTTGACCAGTTGGCTGCGCTGGATGACAGCAAAGCACAGAAGATCATGGGTTCCCACGAGTTGCGCCGCAAGGCCCAGTTGTTCCTCTCTGCTGCCAAGGGTGAAGCGGAGAACAACAAGATCACTGCGGAACTCCAGAAGCGGGATGACGAAATTGCCCTGCTGAAGATGCAGATGCAGCAAATCCTCGAAGCTCAAAAGCCAAAGGCAAAGGCGGCATAAATCATGGAAGGTAACGCGCTCCAAATCGCAAGACAGGCAGCAATGGAGTTGGGTCTTCCTGCTCCGAAGGAACTCGTTACCTCGTCCGAAGCTACCTCGATTCAACTCCTCGGGCTGATGCAGGCCGCTGGCAACGAACTGGTCATGGCATTCGACTGGGAGTTTCTGACCAAGACACACATTATCACCTCTGTCGCCGGCGTCGGGCAGTACCCTGCCCCTGCCGACTTCGGGCGGATGCTGAACCAAACCCTGTGGGACTACGGTAATCGCCGGCCAGCCTACGGCCCTGTCTCGCCGCAGGGCTGGCAGGTGCTGACTAACGCGCTGATTTCGGTCGGCCCGTTCGCCCGCTACCGCATCGCTCGCGGTCTGACCGAGTTTTTGCCGGTGCCGCAGGGTGATGGCCACATCTTCGACTTCCAGTACATCAGCGACGGTTGGGTGAAGTCCGCCCAACAGCCGGCTGGCTATCAGGCGTTCATCCTGAACGACCTCGACATCGTTACCTTCGACTTCTGGCTGATGGTCAAATTCCTGAAGCTGAAGATGTGGCAGGCGAAGGGATTGGACACCAGCAACTACGTCGCCGACTTCACACGCATCTTCGACGCCTGCACCGGGCAGGACCACGGTGCTCCGGTACTCGGCCTTGCCAACACGTTCAAGACCCCGTGGCTGACGATGTACAACGTCCCCGACGGCAACTGGAACACGGGAACGCCATGAGCAGCCCTGCTGCCTCTGCCCAGCGCAGCTACTCCAAGACGGTCACCGCACCGATCGGCGGGCTGAATGCGTTCAACCCCATCTCCAACATGCCGGAGAACGACGCGCTGGTGCTCCGCAATTTCTTCCCCGAGCCGTTCGGCGTCCGGGTGCGGAAAGGCTATCGGGAACACGCCATCGGACTGGACGGCGAGGTCTGCACGTTGATGCGCTACAACGGCATCGATGGGGGTACGACACTCTTCGCCGTGGATCAGACGCAGGTGATGGATGTCACCACACCTGGTGACTATTCGGCAGGTGTCCCGTTGTGCACTTCCACCAACCCGTGGTGGCAATTCACCAACTCAGCCAATCCAGCCGGCACGCACTTGATTGCGTTCAATGGTGCAGATGACGGCATCTGGTGGGACGGCACCGATCTAGTTCGCCTGACTGCCGGTGACGGCATTGCCGAGGGCACGTGGAAGAACATCGATCCGAAGTTGTTGGTACAGCCGATTGCCCACCAGCACCGTATCTGGGCTGTCGAGAAGAACAGTACCCGTGCATGGTACTTGCCACCCGAGCAACTGTTCGGTGTGGCCGAGTTCTTCGACTTCGGCGGCAACTTCAACCGGGGCGGCTATCTACAGTCGCTGGTCACCTACACTTACGACTCGGGCTACGGGCCGAACGACTACCTTGCCGCCATCTCCTCCGCCGGCGAAGTGTCGCTCTATAAGGGTATCGACCCGGCCAGTGCATCTAGCTGGGAACTGATCGGCGTGTTCTACGTGGGTGGCACCTTCACCCGGCGTTGCACGACCAAGTTTGGCGGCGACTTCGCCATGCTGACCCAGTACGGTATGGTCACGATGAACTCCGTCATGTCGCCGGCTGCTGACTCGGTGCTGAACAACGCCCTGTCGCAGAAGATCCAGTACCTGATCTCCGAGGTTATCACCGAGGGCAGCTATCGCGCTGGGTGGGACATCCACACCTACACCGCTGCCAACTTCATAATGATCAACGTGCCGGGTGTCGTCCCGTCGCAGACCTTCCAGCTGATCTACAACACGCTGACCAAGGCATGGACGATCTTCGAGGGGATGCAGGCGAACTGCTGGGCAACTGCCGGCGACAGTCTGCTCTATGGCTCCGAAGGCAAGGTTTATCGGGCATGGGAAGGGACGCTGGACAACGTATCGTTGGCTGGTACTGACGGTGTCACCATCAATGCCGAAGCTCAGCAGGCGTTCAGTTACTTCGGCGAACCAGGCACAAACAAGCACTACAAAATGTTTCGCCCAACCTTCCTGTTCTCCGGCAAGTTCAAGTACCGTGCCGGCGCAAATATGGACTTCGACTTTGCCACCCAACCTGCGCCAGCATCGTTCAACACGTCCAACTTCGGTGTGTGGGATTCGTCCATTTGGGATGGTGGTGACGTGTGGGCAGGTGGCTCTCAGAGTGATAAACAATGGGTGAGTATCGTCGGCATTGGCTACGCAGCTTCCGTCCGTCTTGGCATCGACACCAGCAGCGACACAGTGTGGGTGTCGACCGACTGGCTGATGGAGAAGGGTGGTGTGGTGTGATGGTCCTCATCAACGACCGCAACAGGGACAAGGAACTCGGTATGTGGATTTCCGAGAAGGTCGATGTGGATTACTTCGATGGAAACCCCTGCTTCGGCACCGAGAAGGATGGCGAACTGATCGGGGCGGTGATGTTCAACAGTTGGAATGGCAGCAATGTCTGCATCCACAACCGTATCGAGCACCCTGCTGCAATCACCCGGGGCCTGCTCAACACCGTGTTCTCCTATGCGTTCAAGCACCTTGGTGCTCGTCGCATCACAGGTGCTGTCGTCGGCAACAACTACAAGGCGATTGCCCTGAACCTGAAACTCGGGTTTGAGTTGGAAGGGGTGTTCAAAAACTTCTTCGCCGGTCCTGATGGAACAGTTACCCACTTCGTCATGTGGCCCGAAAAGTGCAGGTACATAGGTGAAATGTATGGAACTTGAAATCTTCCGTGGCAACGTACCGAACACGACAACACCGTGGGCTTCCCGTAGCGGGATTCTGGAAATGCAGAAGATTTTGGAAGAGTCTCCTGTCAGCACTGGATGGGAGGAACAGTTTCCCCTGACCCATCGCTTTGCAGACAACGTGTATGCGCGGGAAATGTTCATTCCCAGAGACAGCGTAATTGTCGGCAAGATTCATCGCTATGGTCATCTGAACGTGATCACCAAGGGCCACGTGTCGGTGCTGACTGAGTTCGGCGTTGAGGAACTGCGAGCACCCTGCACCTTCATCAGCAAGCCGGGTACGAAGCGCGTAGTCTACGCACATGAAGATACCATTTGGACTACCCTCCACGGGACCAGACATACGGACGTGGATCAGGTGGAAGCGGACATAATCTGCAAGTCGTTCGAGGAGTTCGACCGCCTGCAACTATTGGAGGATAAACCATGACTTGGGGTGCCGTTGCAGGAGCAGGTATCGGAGCAGCAGGTAGCATAATTGGTGGTGGAAAAGCCAGCAAGAAAGCTGCCAGTGCTCAAAAGGACGCGATTAACCAACAGCGGGAAGCGGCTGCGTATCAGCAAATGTGGACGCAGCAGAACCGTGACGCCCAGAACGCGATGAACACCCAGAACGCGGCGACGAACAACGCATCGAACTTGGCAATGGGTGGCGCTGCGAACGACATGTCCCGTGGCAACATGGACTGGGCCAATCAACAGAACATCGCCAACGCCCAGCAGCAACTGGGTATGAACAGGTCGAACCAAGACTACGCGCAGGCGCAGAACTGGGAAAGCCAGTTGAAGGCGCAGGGGCTGAACCAGCAGGCAATCGACAACCAGACCGCCGGCAATCGCCTGAACACGACCAATGCGTTCGGTGGCGGCGTGACGTTCAACCCGGACGGCTCGGTGAGTCAGACCCTCGGTGAAGGCGACCAAGGGCTGATGGACACCTACAACACCAAGGCCAACGAAATCATGGGCGGCATGGGTGGCGGGTTCGACGTCAACGGTGACGTGATGAACGCCTACCGCGCCGTCAATCAGCCGATGGTCGATCAGCAGCGGAATCAGGAGAACGCCCGCCTCGCAGCGATGGGACTGGCCACCGGCTCCGGTACAGCATGGGGCAGCGCACAGGACGCCATCAACCGCAATCAGGTGAACTCCGACCAAAATGCCATCCTGCAAGGCTTTCAAGCCGATCAGGCGTTGCGCCAATCCAACCGTGCCGACCTCGGCGCGATGGGCGGCGTGCGCCAAGGCATCCAGCAGGGGCTGGCACAGCCGGACTACTGGAAGCAGGGCAACTACGCCCAGATCACCGCCCCCTCGCAGCAGGCAGTCAACAGCCAGATCGCCAACGTGAATGGCTGGCAGACCCCGATTCAGTCGGCGCAGATTGCCCAGATTGGTGGAGCGCAGAATCCTAGCCTCGACCCTACTGCCGCACAGAACTTCGGACAGGCATCCGGTCAGGCTGTTCAGAATCAGTGGGGCAGTATCGGGAGTGCTGCTGGTGATGCGACCAGTGCGATCCTTGGCGGGAAGAACAAACAGCAATCTCCGACGCTCGCACAGCAGGGCGCTGCTGATTTTACAAACGGCTGGAATAGCTCGAACTACGGGTGACAGGCATGGAATACGACTTCGAAGACCCCAACTTTGACTTCGCCGGCAACGCGGAGATTATCGCCGCCAAGCTGCGTAAGGCGCGGGAAATGCAGAACATGGAAGCACCGAAGGGTGTATCTGCCCCCGGCGTGTTCGCCATGTCCCAACCGGACATCGGCGGCGCAATCCAGCGCGGCGTCGGTCGTTACGAACAGGCGCAGGCGGAGCAGGCCCGTGGCTCCATGAACACGGAACAGTTGCGCCGGTACGACGAGTTGTCCCGTGGGCTGAACGAGATGAAGCCGATCGACTACAGCAACCCGGACGAGGCGTTGATGGAGAACAGTCGGCGTCAGGCGCTGGCCGGGCAGATGTCAAAGCTCAACTTGCCGATGGCGCAGAAGACCGCGCAGACCTATCTTGACAAGGGCGCGGCATTCCCCGAAACCATCGCACAGTTGAAGATGAAGCAAATCGAGGCGGGTGAGCAGGCGGCGTTGCGCGCACAGGAGAAGTCGCGTTCGGACAGCGAGCGCAATCAACTGTTGATGGCAATTGCTGGCAACAGGCAGGACATCGCACAGGCTGGACTCGACCTGAAGCGCGAAGGTGTGGAAGAGAAGCAGGACACCTCGCGCCAGAAAGCACTCGATGCTGAAAGCGGCTACATCAAGGGCGCGCAGCATCTGGAAGGACTCATCAGCGAACTGCAAGGGACACCGAACCTGAACGCGGCTACCGGCGCAGTCGGTGGGCGCACCCCGTTCTTCTTCAGCCTGACCCCGAACGACAAGTCCACAGCACAGTCGCGTATCAAGAACCTGCAGGAGTTCCTGCAAACCAAGGGGCTTGAAGACCTTCGTCGTGCAGGTGTTGCGCCCGGCTCCGTGACGGAGAAGGAGTGGGCGAAGTTCGCTGCACGTGCCGGCAACATCGACCCGAACCTGTCGGACGAGGCGTTCAACAAGGAAGTCGCCAAGCTGCTCGTCGATGTACAAGGTTCTCTTGTGTCGGCACAGTCCCGCATGGACGCGCTGCCGAAACCCGGTGTCAGGGGACAACAGTCGGGCGCACCGGCTGGCTCACCCGGGGCCGCACCGACCGGTGCTGGAAAAGGTAACATGGTGCATGACCCTGTGAGCAACAAGACCTACGTCAAGGACGCCAACGGAAGGTGGTGGATGCAATGAGAGAAATCACCGATCCTGACTTGCTTGCCCGTCTTGAATCGGGCGAATTGCCGCAACACCCGATGGCGGCGTATGGCAATGCTGTTCGCCACGTCGAGAGTCGTGGCAACCCGAACGCTGTCTCTCGCGCCGGCGCTGTCGGTGCCGACCAGTTCATGCCGGCCACTGCAAAAGCGATGGGGTTGTCCGACCCGCGCGACCCCGTCATGTCGGCTGTTGCCCGCGATTTGTTGCTGGCCGAGAACTATTCCCGGTTCAAAGACCCGACCAAGGCGTTGCAGGCTTACAACGTCGGTCCCGGTGCTGTTGCCAGCGGGCGTCCGTTGCCGAAGGAAACGCAGGAGTACGCGCCGAAGGTTCTGGCTGCGATGGGACAACAGTCGGACCGGACGGAAATTACCGACCCTGAACTGATTGCCCGCTTGGAAGGAATGGGCAAGCCGAAGCAAAAGGAGTCATTGCCACAGGCGAAGGCTGCAGCTACTGGCAAGTCGCTCACCCATCAGGCGGCAGAAGCCACGCTGGAAGAAATGCCTTGGTACGAGAAGGCGCTAGTCGGCAGCGGTAAAGCGGTTGCTGACCTCGGTCGCACTCTTGGTCTGATGCCGGAAGGTGACAAGGACATCGATGCCGCCCTGCTCGATACCGGCGCAGGTATGGTCGGCAACATCGCCGGGGAAATCGGGATGACCGCTATCCCCGGAACAGCCGCGTTCAAGGCGGCGACCAATGCGACCCGACTGTCGAACGCCGTGAAGCTGGCCCCGCGGATTACGAAGAACATGGTTGGTGGCGCGGCTGCCGGCGCGACGTCCGAAGCGATGATGAACCGCGACCCTGTGACCGGCGCAACCTATGGCGCAGCCCTTGGTCCCGTGTTCATGGGCATGGGTAAGGCAGGCAACGAACTGCTCAAGGAAGTCCAACGCATCCGTGGCGGTGCAACAGGTCGTGCCGTCGAGGACATGCGGAAGGTGTTTGGTCCCCGCACGCAGGCCGCTATCAGCGCGCTGCGCAATACGCGCCCGATCGTTCCCGGCGAGCAGGTTACTGCCGGACAGGCGGCAACCTCGGCGCTACCTGAACTGTCGGTGCTGGAAGCAGGCGCACGCAGCCGTCCGCAGGCCCACTTGTTCGAGCAGGCCGACGAAGCAACAGCCAAAGCAAGAACGGCTGTTCTCGACGACATCGAAACGCCGGCTGGTGTGCGCGGCACCGATCCTGCTACCGGGCGCTCCTTGCCGTCCGGGTTCGAGAGCGCCCGCGCCCAGACGACTGGTCCCTACTACGACAGTGCGATGCCGAATCTGGTATCGATTCCACGCGACCTGCAGGCGGCGTTCCAAGGGTCGGGAACAGTTGGTTCGGTCGTCAATAACGCGAACCGCGACTTCATTGAAGCTGTCCGGCTGGCGCGCGCTGAAGGTCGTCCTCCCCCTCCGGGTGGCAGAGCGATGCCGGGTCAGCCGTACAACCAGATGTCCGTCGACCAGCTTCAGCGGGTGTTGCGCGAATTGGACTCGATTCCGTTTGCGCAGCGGGACTATAACGTGACCAATGCCCGTCGTCAGATTTCACAGTTGATGCGGCGCGAGTCGCCGGACTACGCTACCGGCACCGACCTGTTCCGTGAGATGTCGATGCCGCAGAACCGTGCCGATGTCGCCGCTGTGCTGCGCAAAACGATGAACTCTCCGTCCAACGAACTCAACCAGCGCGCCGGCTTGTTCAGCGAGGCGTTGCGCAACGCGCCGACGACCATCAAGAAGACCGGCATCTCGCAGCCGTTCCAGAAAATCGAGGAGGTGTTCGCACCGACCATGATGGAGCCGACCGTCGGACCACAACAGTTGCAGAACATCCGCAATCTGGAACAGTCGCTGCAGCGCGAGTCCCGTGTCGCCGGGTTGCCAAAGGAAAAAGGGATTGTTCCTAAGTACATGAGCGCATTTGATCTGGCCGCCCAGAACACGCCGAACTTTATGACCCGCGTCTTCACGGCAGCCAAGAGCATCGCAAAAACAGCCGGCAAACGCACCGATGAGGAAGTCCAGAAGGTCATCGATCGCGCGATGGCTGACCCGCAAGCGATGGCAAATCTCCTCGAACAGTTGCCGCCGACGGAGCGGAATGCTTTCCTCAACGCGATGAGACAACAGTCGGCAGAAATTCCCAGTAAAATCATCGCACCGGCAACCGGAATTCTTGAGAAAACGGAGTAAGAAATGCCACGCAATCCCCAAGGTATCTATTCGTTGCCGGCTGGCAATCCGGTTGTCTCTGGCACCCTCATCGAGAGCACGTGGGCAAATCCCACGATGTCGGACATTGCTGCTGCACTGACTGGTTCGCTTCCCCGCGATGGCAGCGCAGGGATGCAGGCTCAACTGTTGCTGGTCGATCAGGTGGCGAATCCCCCTACAGGTGGTCAGATGGCGGTCAGTGTTGATTACCTGACTAACACATTGATAGCCTACCAGGCTGGTGCTCAGGGTGGTGTCGGCAATCCAATCATCTTCGAGAACGACCGCTTCGCCACGGTGGATTACACCATCCAAAATGGCAAGAATGGTATGACTGCTGGTCCGTTCGGTATCAACTCTGGTGTGACCATCGGCATCCCCGCTGGAAGCACATGGACCATCGTCGGCAGCGGAAGCACCTCTGGTTCGTCCGTGGCGCTCAGTGACAGCTTCCCGTTGATGGACGGTTCTCCTTCGCCTGGTGTAGGTACGTTCGCCAGTCGCAATGACCACGTGCATCCGTCCGATACGTCCAGAGCAGCCTCTGACAGCCCGACGTTCACGGGCATCCCTACAGCACCTACTGCCACCATCGGCACCAATACTGACCAGATTGCGACGACGGCATTCGTACTGGCGAATGGTGGTACTGGTACTAGCCCGACGACCAAAGCCGGATTTGATGCTGCCTGTACCGATGGGAATTTCGCTTTCCTCAACAGCGACAATATCTTCCTCAACAAGCAGCAGTTCAACGCTGGACTGATCGAAGCATATGCTGCGGTTGCTGTCGCCGCCATCGACTGTTCGCTCGCCAGTGTGTTCTCCAAGACCGTCACGGGTACGACCACGTTCGCTGTGAGCAACGTCGCGGCAGCCGGGAACGTCAACAGCTTCATCCTCGAACTGACCAATGGTGGCGCTTTCACCGTTGTATGGTGGGCTGGAGTGAAGTGGGCTGGCGGAACATCCCCCACCCTGACCGCAGCCGGTACGGACATCCTCGGCTTCTATACCCGTGACGGCGGTACGACGTGGCGCGGCACAGTAATGAGCAAGGACTCCAAGTGATCTTCGACCTAATTACTGGAACAGGGGATACCACTGGTGGTATCGGGTCATGGACACCTGCTGAGTTGTTTCTCGGTGGTGATATCGGGTTTTGGCTCGACGGAAGTGACTATACCACCATGTCACAAAGCAGGACTGCACAGGTCAATGTAACCGCATCTGGGCAACCAGTTGGACAATGGCGGAACAAAATAGCAGGACAGTCGCTATTCAACTTTGTCGCTATTTCTGATACAGCGATTCCCAGCACAAAAACTACGAGCGGTAAGTTTGCTGTTTCCTATGATGGTGTAGCAGATCAGTTAGCAAATTCTCCACTTGGTAACCAGATTCCCGGCACGGGTTTCAGTTTATTCATGGGGATAAAGACAGCAGAAATCCCCACAACAGGCAATACAAATCCTTGTTATTTGGTAGTAACTTATTCAACACTTGAAATTGCACTAACTGAGTTTACCACTGTAAAAACACAGGCGTATGGACTCACCTTAAATAGCTCCGCACAATACTCAACCTCCGTTGCTAACATTTTCGGGATATTCTCCGAGAAAGCGATCACGCCGATCACAGTACGGGTCAATGGTGCAGCTACTGTAGGAGCTGTACCAAGTGCAGGTGCTACGTCTTTTGGGGACCAACATCGAGTTACCGCTGACATATCGCTCACTGCCGATGTCAGTCAGGTAGTCTTTGTCAACAGAGTTTTAACTCCATCAGAAATCAGCAACCTCGAAGCTTACATAGGGAGCAAGCAATGAGCACATCGTTTCGCACTGAAACAAATGGTCTGTCTGGGGCAGTGGCATTCGACAACATCGACAACATCAAACTGGTCAATACTGGCCCTGAGTTGCTTGGCGTTCCCAAAGCGCCGACCGCTGCTGTGGGGACAAGCACCACACAGGTTGCTACGACAGCATTTGTCACCGCAGCAATAACCGCAGGTGCTACCATCCAGCCGTCGAACGCCACGCCTGCTGTTCCAACAGTAACTGGTACTCCCGGTGCTTCGACCACATATTCCCGTGGGGATCACGCACACCCCAGCATGCTTTCAAATGCACTCCCCGCAGTAGATTCGGCTTCTGGGACTGCTGGCGTTTCAACCAATGTTTCTCGCGGCGATCACTCCCATCCTCTTGGAGCGCAGTCTCTAACCAGCAACGGATACATCACACTCCCTGGCGGGTTAATGATGCAGTGGGGGTTCAACACATTCTCATCAACGGGGTCTACAGTCCTCTTCCCGGTTTCCTTCCCTTCTGCGGTGTATTCAATCACTGCCACCGCTGCATCGGCTAGTGGTACGGAGAACTGCACGGTCTATGGGCAGACCACCTCATCCTTCTCAGGCAAGACGGCCAACAGTATTGGTTGCTTCTGGATAGCGATCGGCAGATGATACATACATTGCAAGTCATTCTTGTGGTCTTGTTGTTGTCAGGATGTGCCAGCAAGAACGAGGCGCGCAGTCTGTTCTGCTTTGGATTCTGCTCCGAGCAGGCGTTCAATCGTGATGTAACACCTTCACCTGAAACCGTGAAAGAGTTGAAAACAAAAGAGGTAAAAAATGAGCAAACAAACAGTAAAACTCCCTGACATCCCGGTCCCCGGCACAGGTGTTATTCTCACCAATGTGGAGGTAACAGTCGAACCTCTGCTTCCCCTTGACCAGATCAAGATGGCAATCCTCGACTACATTGTTCTGACCCACCCACCTAAATAGGAGATTCACAAATGAAGGCACTCGTCCTCTTCCTCTCGTTGTTCGCCACGTCGGCCTTCGCCGCCGTGATTGGCCCCGATCAACTGCAGAACCAAGGGCAAACCCAAGGGCAGGCACAAGGTCAGGCTCAGGGCCAAGCACAGGGCCAGCTCCAAGGTCAGGCGCAGGCTGCTACGGCGATCTCCGGCGCTGCCGCGCCGTCATGCGCTGTGGTGTCGACCCAGCCGGCGAGGTAACACCATGGACGATCTGACGCGTAAATCGTGGCAGGAACTGCTGGCGTTACGGGGAAGCAACCCGGACCCTGAAGTTCAGCGTCAGATCGCTCCCTATGAACACCGTGCCTACGCCCGCGAAACAGTTGCTGACAGCCCTGTGCTCGGGACTGCCCAGATGGTTATGGGCATCCCTGCCTATCAGCTGATCAAAGCCCTGAGAGGTGGTTCCCGTACCCCACCATCACTAGATCAGGTTACCCAAGGCTACAAGGGCGTATGGGAAGGACTCAGGGGAGGCAGTTAAGCCTATTTCGGCTCCGTGGCGGCGAGTGCTTCAATACCTTGGTTTTCCATATCGGAATCTGCTTCCAAGTACAGCGATCGTTCATAAAGTAGCGCGTTCCGCAGCATCTCGATCTGCGCGGCTTGCTTGAGACAACGAGCACTTGTTTCTGCTTCCAGTGCTTCAGTATCCGCAAGTGCCATTTGTAGGTGGTTGATCTGCGCGGCTTGCTCCATCTTCCCGGCCAATTCTGCATACTCGTAGCTTTCGAGCCACTGCCTTTGCACAGACTCAACGTCGCCTGATGGGCATTTGTCATATAGCCACTTTTCAAATGCAGCCTGTTCTATGTCTTCACTGGCCTCCCGCTTCCCGGCCTCGTAGGCTTCGGAGAGTTGGTCTTCAGTGTGGAGGGGAACAGCTTTCCAGCCAACTTGCTTATCCCATTGATCGAGGTTCTGGCAGGCTTCGGTTTTCGTAATCTCTGTTAAGTGCAGATGCCCGTCTGGATCGGACTGAACAAAGGCAATTGGCTCGAATTTCGGCATTGTCATTTTAGTCCTTTCGGTGCGTAGAGTGGAATTGAATATACCGAATCTTTGCCAACCACTACACCGGTCCATACATTCTTCACGGCATCGGTAATAACGTCAGCCTCTGGGCGATTCTCGTGAAGCCAAGCAACCGGCTCCCCAATCCACGCCTTGAGCGCCGAGTCGTCTGGCTGAATGGCGAGTGCGTCATGCAAGTCCCCGGACCCATACCCGTGGGCGGATATTGCGGACTGAAGCGCCGCGTCTTTACTCTTGATCGCGGCGAGGGCAGCGGCGAGTTGCTGTTGTAGAGAGTCGATTAGTATCCCGGCAGAGGCAAGGTCTGAATCATATCCATCAAACGAAGCATTTGGTCCGTAGTGGTTCTGGCTATGATCGCGGCTCATTCTACTTTCTCCTTTGACTCTGTAGATAACATCCTCCGTGCGTCCTCCGCATGTCGCTCAAAATCCGAATGTCGTGTCGAGTACAGGGCGTCTTTCTTTTTTGCAAATGCCTCGTGGATCGAACCACACACCTCCCACGCAATCGCTGCCTCTTTCCACCCAGATTGCTCGCTCTCACGCAACTTCATTAAATCCTCAGAACAGCATTTGTGCTCTTCTGTTTTAATGCGTAGCGCAATTTCCAACCTCATAATTTCAGCAGCGAGTTGCTGGCGTAGTTTGGAGGCCGCCGTTTGATACACCGTGAAATTGTGTTCGTTGATAGCGAGGGCATCGGCGAGTTGCTGGCGCAGGGATTCGATCAGCTCCTGCTGACTTTCTACTCCGTCCTGTACCGCACCAAAGTATGCGGCTTCTATAGCTAGTCTGGTCATATCTTCAGCTCCCATGCGCGGTAGAGGGATGTAAGTGCCGACACGCCATATTCTATAAAGCGCCCCCTTACATTAGATGCAAGGTCTGCAACATGACAGGCAGGCTCCGCATGGCACAACACATACTTGCTAAAGTCAGCGGTGGCGGCGAGCGCTTCATTAGAACGGTGCATAACCTTTATCGGAAAAATCCAATGTGGTGAGCCGTTGTACACAGCCATTACCCCCAAGTGCAGACATAGATTCAAGCGCATCCCGTAGCAACTTGATCTGCGCTGCTTGGGCTTCGATCAGATCAGCGGCTTCGACGGCTGCAACAGTTAGATTGAAACCAGTAACACGATTGTCAAGCAGTCGTTCTATAAGACCTTTGCTCATTTCGGCTCCCATGCGCGGTATAGTGGCATACAGCATTTACCATCTGGGCAATGACCCAACCCTTCCGCACCGTGGTCTATTGCGTACTGACAGCGACCGTCGTTACGACAAAGTTCCGCATGGCACAGGATCACGTCCTTTAGGTCAGCGGTGGCGGCGAGTGCTACTCCAGCAACATCGTCTGCCGTGAGTGCTGACTTGTAAAAGCGCAGCGCATGCCGCAGCATCACTTCTCGCTTCTGGCTGTCGGCGAGTTGCTGTTCAATGGACTGTCTGCATTCTTCTTTGAATATAGAAACTTTTTCCAAGCGGGTAACTGTTTCCTGTGCTGCGGAGAGTTGCTGGCGCAGCTTACGATTGACGCACCCCTCCATCGTGCAGTCTGCATGGCAGGAATGGATGCCCTTGGCTTGTTCGTTTTCAAGGGCGTCCTGTGCTGCGGTGAGTTGCAGGCGCATGTATTCGATTTCGGCATCGCGGCTTGCTGCGCCTGCTTGAAAGGCCAGAACGTGCTTTTCTGGGTCAGATAGTTCTTTCATTTCGTAGCTCCTCTTGCGCGGATAGCTTCGGCACATTTACGTGCTGCTTTTGCGGAAACGTCTTTCTTTGTTGCGCGTAACCACCAGTCGATTTCTTCTGACCAATAATTGTTTTCGCACACCTTCGCGCATTCCTCCCGTTCTGCGACACGACCAGCCTCTTCGCCGCATCGGTACGCCTCAGCGAGTGCGACAGGAGTATCAACGCTCTTGCGACCAGCCTCGAAGGCGATGGCGTAAAACTTTTCAATGCCATGTTCATCTGCTGAATAATCTGTACGACCTCTACCATCTGCAAGACAATCAAAGCACTCTTTCGCCGCAGCGATGCTCTGTTCGCGTGTGGTCATTTGACTCTCCGTATGGCCTTTGGCGTTTCTTCCTTCGGCTTCATCTCGTTGAGAATGGCTTCCTTGTCGTCTTTGCTGACGACCCACGTGACTTCGATACCGGGCATGAACTGATTACCGAAGCGCAGCTTCTTGATGTCGATGCCGCGATGCCTCAAGAAAGCGGAGAACTTGTGGGCACCCATATCCTCGGGCTTCGTACCGACGCAATGCTTGAAAATGACGCCAAGTTCGTCCTTGGTAATCTTGCTCTTCGTCTCTCGGCTGTATTTGCGAATCAAGTGCGCGTACGCCGTGGCAGTCACGCCGATCAAGCCGTGCTCGTTCATCAGGGATTCATCGGGCATCGATTCCCACAAACCAATCAAGTTGCCTTGCAGAATGTCGTTGGTCAGCATGTCGATGGACGTCACCGACATGCGTTGCACCGCCAACCGATCCTCGGTTTGCAGTACCGTCTTGGCTTGCTGAAAGTCTGCGACACGAGTGCTCAAATAAGCTGCAAAGGCTTCGATCTCGTCCTCGATAGCGTCGACTTCGCTTTGTGAAATGACAAGCTTTTCGTACTGAAAGACACCGACATTGAAACGGCGATCTCCGGGAGGAAGTGCCACGGGTCGTTTCTTGTTTGACGAAAAGATAAACGCGGAGTAATTCTGAACCTCATAGCTGTCTGTCCTCATTCTCCGTATAGATACTGTCGGCTCGGTGATGAGCGTACGAAGGTCCGCCTCCACCGCTTTTGCATTGACGAACATGTCTGCGTCGATTTCGTCAATGAAGACGATGAGCGCTGGTTCGAGCCAACCATTGAACTGGCTACCCAGCTCAGTGGCACGCTTCTGAACTGCGTGAGCTTTACCGAATAAAGGGCGAAGTACGTTGTGAAACAGAATGCCCTTGCCAGTGCCTTCAGTCCCGTGGAACACCCATGCAGTGAGCGGCTTACGACGTTGTTGCCAGACCACGGCGAGCCAATTGAGGAAATGCTCTTGGATATCGCCGGTGCCAACCGCTGAGTCAAGCACTCGCTGAAGGATTGGAAATTCACCTTTCTTGTTTTTCTTACCCTTACGCATGAATTCGGTCGGGATGAAGGTGTTGATGACTTTGCTTGCCTCGTCGTAAATGATAGGATTTTGTGGATCGAAAACCATTTGCCATTCGGGAATAAAAGCGCCGAGGCTTTTTCCATGTCCTTGCAAGAAGTGGTCAAGCTGAAGCTCTGATTTGACCACGTCAATATCGAGAACAGAAGAGCCGGGGTTCCACGTCCCTTTGTAGTACGTGGCCGTTTTCTTTTCGCGAAAGGCCAACAGCACATCGCCCGTAATGCTTGGAGTGGAGTCATTGGTTGCCTTGTTTCGAACGAGGTCTGCATAATAATGCGGCAGCACCTCTTTGAGGAGAAGCGACGGCTCGCCTTTGAAATTATGCAAGTACGTCGGATCAGACTTCACATGCCAGTACGCCTGTGAATCGCCGTTATTGAGGTTTAGGCGATTGAACTCGCCGCAATCAATCACTTCATACGAGGCGATCTCGCCGACCCCCGGCTGTACCTCGTATTCGCCGACCATCTTGGTTTTGATTTTAAGTGTGCTGATGCCGGCGCGCACACGGAGATCATTGAGCTTGTCACGAGCAATCTTCTTGAGCGACTCGATGGGTTTGAATTCCATCTTCGTTACGTCGAACTTGTGTGACTTCTTGGTCACTAGCTGAATACGGTCGGATTCCTTGATCGGGGCGACCATGC